TTATGCCACGTCGATCCACTCAGCGCCTCGACTGTCGCGGTATAGATCGGTCATTGCGGCTGAACGGTGGCCGAGCAGTTTCTGGGCATCGCGCCCTTCGATCTCGTGAAGCCGCGCGGCAAGCGACCGCTGCTCATGAAAGGACGGCGGCTGACGACCAAAAGTTATCCCCAGCTTCACGGCTGCCTTGTCCCGGGCTTCGGCAAATGCAGAGCTGAGAGTGTCCAGCACGACTGGCTGGCCGGCCTTGGCCCTGCCCGCCGCTTGGGCGTGATGCACCAGGTGCTGTGACAGAACGCGATCGCGGCACTGTTTCACCACTGCGGCCAAGTCCAGGCCAACGGACTCCAGGCGCAGGGTTGTACTGATGCGAAGCCGGGCGCCTGTCTTGGACTGGACGACGTGAAGGAACCCTTCATGCACATCCTTGAACAGCATCGAGGCGATATCGTCCCGCCGCTGCCCGGTGAGCACCGCCAGCTCCATTGCCCGCCGCAGCCATGGCTTCGTGGCTTCCTCGTAGATCGCCTTCCACAGCTCCAACGTCAGCCGCTCGCGCTTGATGTTCACCCTCGCCGCTTTGGTCACCTCGACCGGGTTGGCGCCGACCCATCCCCGCGCCTGAGCCTCGGCGAAGACGTCTCGCAACAGCGAGCGCATCGCCCTGGACATCTGTGCCTTCCCGTCTTTGGCCATTCCCGTCAGGTAGTCGGCCACATCCATCGTTGTGATTTCCTTTATTCCCTTCGTTCCGAACATGTCGTTCAGGCGATTGATCCTCATGCCCACGTTTTTGTTGCTGCTGGCTGAGAGCTTCCTTTCCGCGTACAGCTCGCGATACTCGACGAGCCATTCAGAAAACAGCTTGCCCACGGCTGGCGCCTGCACCGGCTCGCTGATTCGCTCGGACAGTGTCGGCTTGATTGCGTCGGCGTGATTGGCGGCGACAGCCTCTCGAATGGCTGCCTCCTTGTCCTTGCCCAGGCCAAACACGCGACCACTGATCGGGTCGCGGTATGTGTAATAGGTGACGCCGTTGCGGGCGTCTGTCTTGCGGTAGAGATTGGGCGGAAGATCCTTCGACCCGGTGTTACGCGGCCTGGGCGCCATTGCGTGCTCTCTCTATTCTGCTGATCAGCGTGCCACCGACGATCCGGCCGGGCTGCTGGTCAGGTTCCTGGTAGTGGGCGTCGGATTCTACATAGTAGTTGCGCCCGTGCTTGACCGGTACCGGAGCGATCCGGCCCTCTCGTGCCCATTTTCGCAAGGTGTTGGGGCTGGGCGGCGTCTTGAACTCGGCCGCTGCCCATTCATCCAGGGTGACTTTCGCCATGCTTGATGCTCCATGCCGCGCGTGGCGGCAGAAGGTGGTTATTGGGTGGCTTTATCGATAGCTGCGCGGACGACTTTCAGGTACTGGCCATCGACGCCTACATAGCCCATGCCCTCGCAGCGCTTCAGGACCCCCTTCAACACTTCGACGAGCTCGTCGCTTAGCGCACGCTCTTCCCGACCGATATCCCAGAACTGCTGGCCCCAATGCCCGGCGGGCGGCGGGTTGCTGTTCTGCGCGCCTAGGGCCAAGGAGCCGATGATCATGTCGCACAGGTCCCGCTTGTAGGCGTTGTCGCCGTCGACGCTGGCTCCCATCCGGCGAAGGTTGTTCAGCGTGGCGTCGAAGTCCTCGCGGGTGAACTCGACGACGTTCTTGCTGAGCGCGGTGACCTCGGCCTGCAGCTTGGCGTTCTCTTCACGCAAGACGTTCACTTCGGTCTGGGCATCATCGACGATCACCTGAGCGGGATGCCGTTCGATCCAGTCGCCGATGCCCTCTGCCCGGATCACCCCGTTGCCATGCTGGTTCAGCAGAAAACCGTAGTGCGGGATGGCGTTGAGGCGATCCCAGAATTCATAGCCTTCACGGGTTTTGATATTTCGAGACATAGGAATTCCTCGCCCGCCGTTCGCCGGCAGGCATGTAGGGGGAGTGGGGTTATCGACGCTCGAGGTCGGTTGTGATGGCTTCGACCTTGACCTGGCCGACGATCTTGGTTGTGTCCAGGTGATCCTTGAACAATCGGTTGAGCCTGCCGATCGCCGCCTCTCTGGCCTGGTCATGAACTTGGCCTGTGGTGCAGTCGGGGCCCCAGCTCCCGAGATTGGAAAGCTCGAGCGTGATAGTCACTTTTGCACCGGTGGTTGTTCTTGCGCGCGGCTTCATGGCCTCGGCCCCCTGTACACCAGCCAGGCCATGTAGAGCAGGGGGAGGATCATGGCTGAACCCTCTTGAACTCGACGACCCAGACCCAGGGGTTGGCGTTCCACGACGCGGAGCCGTTGATCGGCACCCACAACTCGCGCCAAGCGTCGAATGGGTCTGTCCAGTTGCCAGGGCCTGGTTCTGATTTGAATGGGTGGAAGGCGTACTCGCCGTCTCCTTGGTGGATGCGGTTGATACCCTCGGCGATGTAGCGGCTTTCGAATGATGTCTCGCCAGCACCGTCCTGCAGCCGCTCGACGCGGACGTCTGTGACCTCCAGCAGGCTGCGGCTCGCCCAGCGCGGCATATGGATGCTCGGGCGCGCTCTGCCTGGCTTGATCATTGAACACCCAGCCTGCCGGATTGAACCGTCTGCTGGGTACCGGATCGGCTCGCCTCGGCTCAGGTCTCGCGGTGGGACTGCATCAACCTGGGCGTCGGCCACCCAGGTTTCGCGCACCCACAGCCGGTCGCCGGGCTTGCCGTAGGGACAGAGGCTGTTCGCTGGGTCCGCTACGTATTCGGGCGTGAAGTCTTCCAGCCATTTCAGGCCGGCGCCTTTAACTGGCCGCCGGGTGACCGTCTTCCGGCCATCCAGAATGGCGCGCACCATCGGCGCAGAGAACAGGATTGGTCGTTCCTTGATCTGGTTCATGGAGTCACCTCGCGGCGTGCCCACCAGCAGACGGGGCCGTCGTCGGTATCGTGAATAGCCAGGCAGAACCAGCCCTCACCGTCGGGACGATCCGGCTCCCAATAGCTGAAGTCAGGATCGCCTGATTCGAAGTAGCGTTCCGAGATCGCCTCATCGCTGTGGTACTCGAGGCTGACCATCTTCACCTGCAGACCCTGTTCCGCTACCCAGGCCTTGCACTTATCACCGTCGCCCTCGTCGAAGTCGGGCATATCGGGGTGGGCGAACATGCCGTATTCATCGCGGACGACCGGGGCTGGTCGGATCAATTTTATTTCTTCAAGCACGAGCAATCTCCATCCCGCCGCATGGGCAGGCTTGATAGGGGAAGGGGTTATAGAGGGGTGGAGTACAAATGTACTCCTATCGGGATTTGGCGCTCTGCCGCGACAGCTCAAGGGCATCTTCGCCTTGCTGAGTCATTTCCCACAGTGCAGGGCTGCGCTGCACACGATTCAGTAGGCCAAGCTGGGTGAGCAGGTCAAACCAGTGCCGCCCAATGTCTGCACCTTGGCCGTCATCCGCACACTCTTGAAAGCGTTCAAGTTTGCGGATCACCTTTTCAGCGAATGGATGCATCTGCGTTACTGCGTTCAGCCGAACCTGCAGCGCATCGCGCTCGCGGATTGCCTGAGCGTGCTTGCCGCGCCAGTGCAGCACCGCGTCAAGTTCTTCGACGGAGGACATTGATGGCTTGGGCGTGGTGGCAGGGACAGGTGTTGGCGCCTTGCCGACGCCCCACCGCCCAGGGCAGTCAGGTGCATGGCGTTCAGGCGCAGCGGAAAACCCGGCGGGGCAGTTACAAAAACAGAATCTGCTCATCCTGCAATCTCCATCGATACCAGATCATGGGCATTCACAACCCGCATGCCGAGCGCTTTGCCAATGTGGACTTCCAGGCTGGCGCCGCGGGAGTCCTGCCAGCCGGGCAGGGTGGCCACGGTGTCGCAGTCCATCAGGGCGGCGATGTCCCGGCGCATGCAGTCGCTCCAGGTCCCTGGCTCCGGGTTCAACTCAGCAGGGTTGATGACGGTGTGGCCTGCAGCGCGAAGGGCCGCGGCTGTGGTGTGGAACAGTGGGAAGTTCAGGTCCAGCATGTTGGTCATGGGACCGCTGAGGTAGATGCGCTTCATGCGGCCTCCTTCAGCGGCTGGTCCTGGCGCAGTGCCTGCTGTACCGCGAGGATGATCCGCTCCAGGTAGGTCCAGTCCGGGTTGGGCTCGGTGGCGCCGTTGGTCATGTGCCACCACTCGTCACCGAAAAGCGTCGTCATCAGCTCGCTGTGCGCGCCATGGAGGTGGTCAATCGAGGGCGAGTCGCGGAGATCTTCGGCGGCATCGAACAGCTCGCGAGCGCAATGTGCGTCGTGAATGAACTGGCGGCGCTCCTTCAGCACCAGGCGCCGTGCCTCGTTCGCCAGCGCTTCGCCGCTGAACCGACGTGCCCGCAGGTTCTGGTCGAAGTAGCCGATGATGTAGCTGGTGTTCAGTTCGCAGAAGAACTGCGCGATGGTGTGGCCTTCCCACATGCCGCCCCAGTAGGCCATCCAGCTCTTGCCCCAGCAACTGACGGTGATCTTTCCCTTGCAGAGCGCCAGGTCTTCGAGGAACACGGTTATCGGGTCGAGGTTCGGGGCGCCGGTGATCACCAGCTTCGTGACTGTCGAGCGCTCAACCTTCAGCGGCTCGGCCGGTTTGTTTTCTGTAGGCATGGGGAGTCCTTGCCGGGCCAGGCCCGGGCGGTGGAGTGGGGGAGTTACGCTGCTTCGGCTTGGCGATCGGCAACGCGCCACGGGTCATTGGCGCGGGCAAGGGCTGCCATCGGCGGTGGACTGACGCTGTTGCCGCACATGTGGACCTGCTGGGTCTTTGTGAATGGCTTGCCGTCGGCGCCGTGGCTGATGTGGTAACCGGCAGGGAAGCCCTGGGCCTTGTACAGCTCGGTCGGTTTCAGCATCCGCAGGCAGATGTCCACGATGACGTAAGGAGTGCCCTTCACCATCACGGTGACCATGGCCAGACGGTCCTTGGTGGTGATCGTCGGCGCCGGAGCATCGCAGGCGCTGATGTTTTCGGTTCCGTAGTAGCTGATCAGGAAGGCAGCTACACGCAGGGCACCGGCTTCGTGCTCCGGCGAGAGCGTCAGCGACACCAGAGAGCTTTTCCCGCCACCGCCGGCAGTGATGGTAGGGGCGGGTTCTTCCAGACCCTGGCCCACGCTGGCGCCGAATGCACGCTCCATGAAGGCACTCACCAACCCGTGGTGCTGGCCGCCGGCGCTGACGGTGTGTAGCGGATCGTTGACGTCCCGCGCATCACAGTTGCCACGCAGGTGCACCAGGTTGGCGGATACCAACTGCTGCTGGCTGCCGGTGTTGGTCACCGTCGTCATCGGTTCGTCGATGCCTTTGGCGTCGGTGGTGTTGAAACCGCCATTCATCTGAGCCATGAAGGCAGTGGCAACCGTCCGGTGGTTCTGTGTCATCAGCGTGCCCACCGGCTGATCAATGCCCACCGGCTTGCCTGAGTACTCCGGGCCACCAGCCCCAACCATCGGCACAATGAACGGTGACGGGTTGTCGATGACGAACTTCTTCATGCCCTTGGCAACCCGGCGCAGGGTGGCCGGGGCCAGGCCCTTCTTCCGGCCGAAAATGCTTTTGCCCAGGTCGGTGAAGTCGATGCAGTCGGCCGCGGTCTTCCACTTCTGCTGGCCCTTGCCTGGATTCTTCGCATGGGTCGGCTCCGGCCACACGATCGGCTGACCGTCGCACCGGGCGATCATGAACAGCCGTTCGCGGCTGGTGGGTGCGCCGAAGTCACAGGCTTTGATCACCTTCCACTCGACGACATAGCCCATGCCTTCCAGCAGGGCGACGAAACGGCGCCAGGTCCGACCGCGGTGTTTCGGGTCCGGGACCAGGAACTGCTGGCCAACCGGTACAACCTCACCAGGCGCCGCCACCTCTCCGTTGAGCTTCACCACCCGCCCCGTGGCCTTGTCGCGCTTGGCGATCAGCCGACCCCACTGAAGGATCTGCTTCACGTTCTCCAGGCTAAGCACCCGGGGTTTCTTCTTGCCGCCCCACTTGAGCCCGATCCACGACAGGTTGCGAATCTCACGCTTGCGCGGTTGGCCTCCGGCGGCCTGGCTGTGGTGCGTGCAATCCGGCGACATGTGGAACCAGCCCACTGGCCGGCCGCCGCATTCGGTGTCCGGGTCACCCTCGAAAACATCGGTGGTGAAGTGGCGGGCGGCAGAGTGGTTGACGGTGTGCATGCTGATCGCGGCAGGGCTGTGGTTCTTCGCCACGGCCACTGGGCGGCCCAGGCCCATCTCCAGCCCGGTACCGGCGCCGCCACCACCACAAAAGAAGTCGACGACGATCTCATCATCCTGAGGGTTTAAGCTGAGTCCATACTGGGTTTTGAAATCGAAGGGGTGTTTCTTCTGGTGAGCGGACATAGGGGATCCTCGCCGGTATAGTTCCGGTATCGATAAAAGGGAGGCGGGGCGATGCGGCGCGATTGGATGGTGTGGCTAGGGTGTTTCTTGTTATTCGGATGCGGTGCTGTTTGGGCAATGGTTCCGCTGAATATCAGCTTTTTTGAAGTTAATAGTATCCATGATTTATTTGATATGTTTTCATCTGCGGCTACTGTGTATGTCGTTGTTTTTGGTGTGGAGCTTTGGCGGCGTCAAGTTAGTGGGCAAGCTGATCTTGAACTAGCACGAAAAGTGGCTGTGCTGGCGCTAAGAATAAAAGAGGCTTCGCTTGAGGCTTGGATAGACGCAAAGTTTTCGATTAACCAGCACGGATATGGATTAAATTCTCTCGGTGCTGAGTTAATGGATAAGATTTCCCAGCGTATGGGCGAACGATTAAAAATTAGGGAGAGTCTGCAAATTGATTTTTTGCTTGTTCTACAAGAGGCGAGAGCAATATGGGGTGTCGACTTTTCTAAAAAATATAATGGTATTATTAAGTTGTATTTTGAGTGTAACCGTTGTTCGAAAGCCTACCTCTCGTGGGTGGATACATCTGAACCTAATTTTTCCAGGAAACAGTTTTCACAAACTATTGCCGAAGTGCATGACTATTTATCGAAGGTTGGTTTTTTTAATGCCGAAGGACGTATGGAGAAGGAGATAAACCATCTTACATTGGCCGCAGATTTGGCTTTGGAAAAGAAAATGCTCCGAAGTAGTAACCGGTAAGAGGTTTTAGGATGTGAGGCCGGTCACCCGGCCTCCTTTTCACTTAGGATCGAATGCGCCCAGCGCCAAGGCTGCGTTGGTACCGATTTTCTCCTGAAGCACGGTCTTGAATTCCTGAGCAATGTCCTCGCGCTGAACCTCTTCACCGACCCAACGCAGTTTCAGTGCCGGTACTGCTCCGCTGGTAATCACCGAAATCCGCAGGTTGATCTGCTGCTCGGTCAGGCCCTCGAACGGGATCACACTGAACAACAACGCCGCTGGCAACGTTTCTTTGCTGCGTGCCTCTATCTGGTCCATGGCGCTGCGGCTGGCGCTGGTGTCGCCGACAGTGGTTTCGGATTCGCTGCTAGCTTTGACCGTGATGGTGCGAACCGCGGCGATTGCCTTGGCCACCGGGATCGCTTTGCCTTCATCGTCCACCGGGGTCAGGTACTGGTGCCAGTCCTCGATCCAGTCGCTGAGGTCCTTCTGGGACATGGCCCGGCCGCCAATGGATTGTGCCGCCTTGTAGCCAGCGGATGCTTTCAGCTTCAGCACGGCGCGGTCATCGGCATGACCTGGTTCCGCATCGGTGCCCAGGTTGAACAACAGCGTGCAGGTCATTTCGTCCTGGTCGATGAAGCCCTTGGCGGTCGAGATCGCGCGGTCGGCGACGTAGGCGCTGAAGTCGGCGAGCGAATGGGTGGAGTAGATGCCGCGGAAACGGCTACGGCCGGCCTGCCACTTTTCCAGGGTTACCACCTGGCAACCATCGGGCAGAACCACCGTTGGTGTTTGGGTGGGGAGCACCTTGCCCGAGGCTTGCAGGGCGGTATCGGTGATGAGCTGAACTGCTTCTTTGGTCAGGGACATTCGTCAGAATCCTTGTTGGGGTGGGGAATCAGGTGCGGGGTTTGATGGGGGCTTCTTCGCGCGTGAAGAGCTGGTCATGCTTTTCCGCGAAGAGGGTGATCTTGCCGCCGGAGCCAACATGCATTGGCGTGTCCAGGCTGGTGTTTTCGCTGCGGGTACCGCGCTTGGTCGGCACTTTGTAGTCGAGCTTGTGCTTAATCTTCACCTGGCTGGACTCACCTATTTGGCTGAAGTCCAGGGTAATTACCAGCTTTCCGGTCTTGCCGTGGTCAACTACCCCGGCGGCAACTTCGGAAAGGGCGTGGCCGATCTGGCTCGCAAATGCGCCGCCATTCAGCTCCTCGAGGAACTCGGCTGTATCAGTTGGGGTGGACATGGCTTTTGCTCCGGGTTGGCCTTTAGGCCGCTGGGTGGAAGGTGGAGTTGCGACTGGCGTAGGCGCTGGCGCACCTGGTTGTTGATCCGTTTCATGACGGCTCGGCGAAGGTGAAGCCGTTTTCGCTGGCGATGAGCTGGACGCGCTTGATGTGCATCTTCAAAGCCTTGGCCGCCTCGCTGACTGTCTTGCCGGCTTCGGCCTGCTCTCGTACTGCTGGTGCCAGCTTGTCCCGCTGGGCCCGCAGCTTGGCGTGGTGAGCAGTGGTGCCGAAGAAGGGCGCCTCTGCGCTCACACCGCTTTCGATCTGCTGGATGGTCTTCCCGCCGCCGAAGAACTGTTCCAGCCTCTGGTTCAGGTCCTGGATGATCGCGTCCCGGGGGTTGGGCATCGGTTCGCCGATCATTGCGTACCTCCGGCAAGGCGGTTTGCCTTCGCTTCGAACTGGAGGGCGAGGTCGTGAGCAGCCTTGTACGTTTCGCGGAAGGCTCGGGTTTTACCGGTGGTGAGGTCGACAATCTGGTACATCCCGATACTGTCCCCTGCAACCTGGTAGCGCACCGGCTTTGCTGGCGCAGGCCGGTCAATTCGATCAAAGAAGCTCGCACGAGCGGCCTGGGTTTGTTGCAGCAGCACACCGAGTTCGTCGATGCGCTCTTGAAAGGATGGATGCATGGCTGATCCCTCGGTATGGGTTGCGTTTATTCGTCAGCACTCTGCGCAGCCTGCCGGCTACCGTTGGGTGCAGGGGAGAGTGCTGGCGGATAAAGGCGGTAGGCGAGAAATGAAAAGCCCGATCAAGACCGGGCTTTTTTTGGACTTACAAACGCCACCGTATGTGAGCCCCAGGTGCCTTCGTTGGAAGGTCTTCGATATCGTTCACATGGCTGCAAATTCTCCGTTCCGCGTGGTTGGGAATGCAGGTGCCGGCCTGGGCCGGTGTGTTCTCGTCCGCATCGGAGAGTGAACGAGGCACCAGGTCGCTACGCCTGCTTGCTTCCCGCCGCGTTTTTGGTATTGGCCGTCTTACTCATACCGGCCCAGGACATTCACGGGGCTTTGCGATCCTAGCGCTGCAGCCCGCTCGGGCACGCTTCGCTCACTCTCCGATGCGGCCTGGTGCTGGGGAGGACCAGGTGCTCGGGCAGTTTGCGTCAGGCTGACGTTGGCGCTGGTTGTTCCGTTACTGAACAGCCCTCAACTCGCTACGCAGGACCCAGTTGCCTGAGACCTTTGCCATGCAGCCGACGAAAGCGGCGTACTTGGTTTCCCGGTCCGTCTGGTACCCGTAGTAGGAACAGGTGGCCCGGTTCACCAGGCTGTTGATGAGCAGCCCAGCAACAAAAAGCCCCGCGGACAGGACCAGAACTCTCCGCAGGTACCTGTTCACGCCTCGATACCGAAGTCTTTCAGGCGCAGGCCCAGCTCGTTGCCGATTTCAGCCAGGACCTTCATTTCTTCGGGACTGATGTTGCCGTCACCCTCGGCCACGGTGATCATGTTCACGAACACCTCTTCGGCGTCGGCCGGGTTGTTTTTGATGTCGCGGATCTCGCGCATGATGTTCATGCGGCCGAGCCGGAAGCCGGCCTGCAGTTGCTCGGTGAACAGGTTGACGGTGGTGGTGATTTCGGAGCCGAAATGCTCCAAGGCTTTGTTGGCGCGGATCTGGATATCGATCTGCGCAGCTTCGTTCTTGCTGATCTCACCGTCGGATGCCGCCACCAGCAGACAGCCGCCGACGATGGCCTGCATCAGGTCGCGATTTTCGAGTTTCTTTACTGCGCGCTTGGCGCCGAACAGCTTCTTACCGATACCGAACATTGGATATTCCTCTGGGTGGGGTTACATCCCGCTGCACCCTGTCGCCAAGGTGCAGAAGTGATGCCTTTCCGTCGTTTAAGCGATAAAAACACCATCGTTCGAATCCCCAGCTGGACCTTGAGGAGTCGGACCGTCTACCTGACCTACGATGATTTCTCTACGCATCGCCTCGGCCACGGCCGCTGATTGGCGGGTAACGCCCAGCTTGAACATGGCGTTGGATATGCGCTTCGCGACGGTCCCTGGTTCAACATCATGGAAACGAGCGATTTGTTTGGCCGTAAGGCCCTGGGCTACTAAAAGCAAAAACTGAAGTTCTCTTCGAGCAAGCCCGCGGCCGAGATGGCCGATCCAGGTGCCGCTCTTGATGATTGATTCCATGCAGGTGTGCCTCTCGGTTGATTTCCCAATGCGCCCGGCCAACCAGGCGCATCAGTGAAACTTTCCGTGTCCCTTCGGCGCTGCTGGCGCGGTACGGGCTCATTCAAGTTGTTCCTCCAGCCGCGGGCCTTTCGGCTTGTTCTCCCGCTGGATAACTGCTTTCGGCGCTTTACGCTGCACGCCCGGGTCAGTTGCCAACCCTCTGAACCGTTCAGGCCGGTTCATCGCTGCCTTCCATCTGGCCGGTTGTTATCCGGCGATGGAGCAAATATGTACCAATGGTTCATATTGGTCAAGTACCAAAAGTACATATTTTAAGCGCGGGCAAGAAAAAGCCCGCTCAATGGCGGGCTATCGGACACTGGAGGCTATTCTTTTCGGATCGTGGAGGAGGGGCCAAACTCTGACTCGTACTTCTCAACCATCTTTTGGCAAGTGTCCCGAATAAATCTGCGAGAGCTTAGAGACTGAAGGCTGTCATCAACACCCTTCCAGCAACGATCAATCGCATCGCGTGCTCGAGACTTTTCCTTTCCCTCTGGGGTGTTTCCGATAATGGCGCCGTAAGCCAGGAACAATCCAATTGCAGCCACTAAACCGATCACTATTTTTTTGAACATTGAATCCCTTCCGTGCAGCTGTAGTTTTTTGCCCAGGGCAAGACAGGCGCCCTAAAGCATTCCCCCGCGCCAAACCACGCGCCCAATAATGCGAACCTCGTTGATTTCCCCATCACGCAGCGTCTCATCTCCGTAACGAGCCTTGTCCGGGTTGTCGCTACGAATGATCCAACCGTCGAAGTCGGACTTTACAAGGCGCTTAACGATAGTGCCTTTCGACTCAGTCTGGAGTGCGAAGACTTGCCCATCTTTGGGTTCTATTTTCGACTCATCAATCAACAGCACGTCACCATCATTGATGGTGGGTTCCATGCTGTGCCCGTTGGCGTAGATGACGTCTAACTTGCGCTGGTTAAGATGATTAGCCCGTAGCCAATCTGTTTTGAATGCCATCACGCCACGGATTTCGACGTGCGAGTTGTCTTCGCCATCGCCGGTTGATCCGCGGGCGGTCAGTTGCAGCACGCCCGTATAGCTATCGTCGTCGGCGAGATCAAAGCTCCTTGGTGGAACTCGCTGATCAGCTGCAGAGACTGCCGTCTCATGCATCTCGCCCCGGCCATATTCAAGCCACTCGACGCGTACAGACAATGCGCTTGCGAGAGCAAGCATCTTGGCTCCGCCTGGCATCGACTCTCCGTTGAGCCATTTGCTGCATGCCTTCGGCGTCACTTTGGCGATTTTCGCGAGACGCACACCTGCGCCCCACTCAGGAATGCCTGCTTCTGCGAGGGCGTTCTTGAGGCGGGCGCTGAACGCAAGCCGGATTTCGTCTATTTGAACCATGGGTTCATGTTCTCATGAGCTTGCATGTACTTTCAGTTCCGACTTAAGATGTACCGTAAGTTCATATTTGAATTGGAGGCCACATGCGGCCGCTCAAGAAAACGATCGACGATGCCGGCGGTGTTCCTACGGTTGCTCAGGCCTGCGGGAAAACTCCGCGGGCAATTTACAAGTGGCTGGCTGCTGATGCATTGCCGCGCACCGAGTACACCGGTGAGACGGAATACGCCAAGAAGATTTGCGAACTGGCAACTGCGAGGGGAAATCCGTTCGACACGGATTGGCTGCTTTCTGAAGCGCACCCTAACAAAGCGTTACCGGCATCTGATGGTGGGAATTATCAGGCCTCTTCGTGAAGCGAAGTAGTGCTGCGGCACATATGTGCATCCATACAGTAAAAAATCGCAGACGAAAAAAAGCCGGTGGCTAGACCGGCTTCTTAAAACAACAAACTTCAGGGGCCAGTATGAACACGAACGTCACCCCCGGCAATACCCCGAACCCTGCGACACGTTTTGCACAATCTCAAAACGTGTCGCGACACATGTCGTCTCGCGAGATAGCCGAACTGATCGGCAGCTCTCACGACAACGTGTTGAAAACAATCCGTGCACTGGTCACGAAGGGTGTCGTTTCTTCAAACGACACCCCCTACGTGCACCCGCAGAACGGGCAGGTGTACCGCGAGTTCCTGCTGTCACAGCGCGACACGTTGGTTGTTGTGTCCGGTTACAGCGTCGAGCTGCGTGCCCGGATCATTGATCGCTGGCAGGAGCTGGAAGCCCAAGCCGGCCAGTTCCAGATTCCGGCCACCTACGCGGAGGCACTTCAGGCTGCTGCTGATCAGGCGAAGGACAATCAAACCCTGCGTTTGGTCATCCTCGATCAGGCGCCGAAGGTTGCAGCCATCAACCGTCTGGCAGCCGCTGGCGGCGCGATCTGCATCACCGACGCTGCGAAGCATCTGCAGCTCAAGCCTTCGAAGCTATTCGCCTGGATGCAGCAGAACCGGTGGATCTTTCGCCGCCAAGGTTCCGGCCGCTGGACTGCGTACCAACCACGCATCACCTCCGGGCTCATGGTCCACAAAGTCACTGCTCTCAAGCCTGATTCAGAAACCGGTGCTGACCGTGCCGCTTTCGATCCACTCGTTACCCCAAAGGGCCTTGCCCGTTTGGCCGAATTGAATATCGGAGCCTCGCTGTGAGCGTTCAAGCAATGTCATGGGCGCTGTCTTTGCCCACGCAAGTTCTCAAGGATGCCAGCGCCCGACACGTGCTGCTGTGCTTGGCCAACTATGCCGGATCGAACGGTGCTGGCGCGTTCCCATCGGCTACCACCCTGGCTCAGGACACCGGCCTCTCCGAGCGCACCGTGCGCTACAAGCTGGATGACTTGGAGAAGTCCGGACTTATCCAAAAGGGAAACCAGGCTATCGCCGCTGTTCACATTGATCGGCACGACCGTCGCCCAGTCGTTTACGACCTTCAGCTATTGCGGGGTGCAAATGCTGCACCCCGCACAGAACGGGGTGCAGATGACGGCACGGGGTGCAATTCACAACAGGTCGGGGTGCAACCTACGACGGAACGGGGTGCAGCGGCTGCACCCAATCCGTCACTTAACCATCAATTAACCGAAGAGCAGCTGCAGCAGCGCGGGATTGATGCTGCTCTCGCCGAACAGAACAGAGCAGCTATCGAGCCGCAGGATGATCGCCAGCGCTTCGCTATGTTCGCCACCTGGGCTCCGAACGAGAAGGCGCTGTCGGATCAGATCGCAATCGCCGGGCTTCCTGCCGATGCGGTCCCTGAAGCGGCTATCCGGGCGTTCATGGGGTTCTTCGTCGCCAAGCCAGCGACCGTTGATACCTCGGCAGGCTGGTGCTACCGGCTGGTGCAGTGGGTCAAGCGAGAACGCGTCAAGGCTTCGGGGCAGGGCAAGACGCCTGACTTCGATGACACCAGCTGGGCAAACGATCTGGGAGACCTCTGATGGAGAACAAGAAGCCCCGCAGCACCGAGCAACTGCTCAGCACGATGGGCAACCTGCCGCCGGTTGCGCTGGTTCAGCCGCGGAAGTTGCCGCCGGGCACCGCAGAGGTCGTGAACGCGCTGTTCAAGGAGTTGCAGGCAATTTTCCCGGCATGGAAGCAGGCTTGGCCGGATGATGAAGCGCTAAAGGCTGCGAAGCGCAGCTGGATCAAGGCATTCCTTGCGGCCGGGATCAATCAGCTGGAGCAGATCCGCTACGGACTGCAGAACTGCCGGCAGATCGGCGGCGACTTCGCTCCGAGCGTCGGCAAGTTCATCAAGTGGTGTCAGCCAACGCCCGAAATGCTCGGCATTCCATCCCATGACAAGGCCTTTCGCGAGGCGCTGGAGAATTCTCACCCGAGTCGCTTCGGCGCGCGCACCTGGTCCCACGCTGCCGTGCGACATGCTGCGCTTCAGTGCGAGATGCACAACCTCGGTGATCTGATCCCGGAGAAGGCCAGCAAGGTTTTCGACCGAGCTTACGACATCACCATCCGCCGTCTCGTCCAAGGTCTGCCGCTCGAGGATATCGCCGTTGGCATTGGCCACGACGGCAGCAAGCCTCCGATAGAGCTGGCAAGCGAACTGACCGAGCGAGTAGCGCTGGCGCAGGTGGCGCGCATGGGTATTCCTGCAAACGGCCAGGCGGCCCGCGAGCAACTGCTGCGCCGTCTCGGCCTCACGCCATCGGCTCGGGTTGTTGGAGGTGTGCATGGTTGATCGACGCCTGGCTGTTCCTGAGATCGAAACCTACCGCTGGGCGGTGTTCTGTTGCTCGTTCAAGGTCGATTTGAGTTCGCCACCTGATCACGCGCTGGCGCTGTTCGCCGACGCGGCCATGGCCAAGCGTTATGGGTCATGGATGTGGCCGGGTACCTACGAAGTCGTCGACGTCGTCACGGGGAAGCCGGCATGCGTGTGAGTTCGAGAAAGCTCCGTGCTTCTGCCAAAGACCAGGAGTGCACCGTCCGAATCCCGGGCATCTGCAATTACAACCCAGAAACCACCGTCCTTGCGCATCTGCCGTGCGGGCAGAAGGGCATGGGCATGAAGGGCTTCGACACTGTCGCGGTGTACGCCTGCAGCGCCTGTCACGACGTAATCGACGGCCGCGCCGCCGGCGACGTCGATTGGCAGGACATGCCGCGCGCCATTGCCGAAACCCACGAAGGCCTGATCCGGGCCGGAATTCTCACCGTAAAGGGGGCTGCATGATCGACATGACGCTGCCGTGGCCGCCAAAGGAGTTGAGTCCGAATGCGCGCGTGCACTGGCGGCAAAAACACAAACACGCGAAAGCATACCGCCGCACCTGCGGCCTGATCGCTCTGGCGCTGGATGCACCGCGGCTTATAGGGAAAAAGTACTTCTGGGTAACGTTCTGCCCGCCGAATCGCCGCTCCTACGACGATGACAACTTGGTTGCGCGCTTCAAGGCCGGCCGGGATGGCATCGCCGATGGTCTGGGCATCGATGACAGGAACTTCGTTACCACTATCAACATCGGCGAGCCTGTTCCGGGCGGCGCTGTACGCGTGCACATCCGTGATTATCCCATTCTCGACGACGCCGTCGCGGTGAGCCTGTGAGCACGGCAGCGGTGAAGATCACCGACCCCGAGATCAAGCGGCAGGCGGCGGGCAATGTGCGGGATCTGCGCGACGTCGAGAACCGCGGGCTTTACCTGCGATTCAACCGTGATCGGGCCCGAGCGTCGTGGTACCTGGTGGTGAAGGGGGAGTGGAACCGCATCGGCCGCTTCCCCGACCTGAGCGCGAAGCAGGTAGTCTCGGCGCTGCCGGCGATTCGCCTGCGCCTGGAGGACGGCGACGGGGCGAATCTTTCGCAGTGGGTGCTCACTCGCGAGCTGCTGGAGTGGTACGGCGAACGCATGTCGCGCGACCGGAACCTGTCCAGCAAGCGCAAGAAGACAGGCGCCTCGCTGATCAAGTGCCACCTGGTCCCGTGCCTGGGCAGCGTGCCGATCGCCGAGATCACCAAGGCAACATTGGACAGCCAGTTCATGTGGCCGCTGCAGGAGAAGATCGGCATCGACTACGTGCGTTCGGCGTTCCAGTTGCTAGCCCTCGCGTTTCGGCAGGCTTCTAAGCTGGGTCTGATCTCGTCCAACCCGATGGCGACCATCAAGTTCAACGACTTCTCGAAGGCGAAGGTCGGGGTCAAGCCGGCTCGCTTGCGTGGTGTTCAGCTGCAAGGCCTGCTCGAGCAGCTGGCCGAGGTCATCAAGACCGATCCCATGGACGCCATGCTCGCGCTGATGATGCTCTGTCACGGCTCGCGCATCGGTGAAACGCGGCAGGCTCGCTGGTCGCATATCAGCCTGGCAGAGCGTGAGTGGTTCATTCCGGCTGAACACACTAAGACCGGCGTCGAGCATCACCTGCCACTGACCGAACAAGTGTGCGAGCTGCTGGTCCGGTATCGCGAAGGCCAATACGCCAGCGGCTACGACGGCCAATACCTGTTCCCGGCGCGCAATGGCAAGGCACTCAGCGAAGGGCAGGCCAGCGCCGTGTTCACCCGGTTGGGTGGTGGAGAGTGGACCAGCCATGACCTGCGCAAAGTGGCGCGGACCACATGGGCCGACATCGGCATCGACCACATGATCGGCGAGATGCTGATAAACCACGCGATGGGTCACAACGTGCTGGTGTACATCCAGTCCGACGTGATGAACCGCAAGCGTGATGCCTTGGAACAGTGGCACGCGCATTTAGATCAGAAGGGTTTTGCCCTGATCCACGGCTTGACCGGCTTTAGATTCGGAGATTCTGGTAATTGCCTGGAAGCCACGGAACAGAAGGGTTGCGAGCTCATTCAAGAATCAACCATAGGCGAGGTTTCAAAATGATGATTCTGCTCGATCCGATCACCGGCCTCGCCGTAAACCCTGAGTTCGTCAGGTCGATCCGCCTGGCCGATTACAACGGCACCCGGCACCTGGTCATCACCATGGAAGACGGTTTCGAAATCCAGATCGCCCACAACCCATTACAGGGCATAAACGTCCATGAGTTGCACAGAAAGCTTCTGGAGGCCGTATGAGAAAGTCGCGCCCGTCACTGCATCGGCGTGAGCTTAAGTTCATCGTCGAATGCGGCATCTGCGCGGGCAAGGGTGAGAGGCTGGGGATCTTTCACTACCTTGAGTGTGAGGCCTGTGTAGGCACGGGATGGGTCTGCGGGCATACGTTGAAATCCTTGCCGCTGATCGATGTTGTTAACGTGCTTAACGCCCGGCTCAAGGACGCGTTGAGCGAAATCGCGAAGGTTCGCCCAGTTACCGGCGGGGCTCATGAGCAATACCGCCAGAACAACCGCCGCGGGGCAGGCGGTACGAACTTCACCGGAGACTGACATGCAGATCGTCGAGCCAACTTATCAAGAGGTAAAAGTCGTGAAGCTGCTGGCTGAAGCGTGGAACGAATACTTGAAACTGCCGGTGGAGCATCCGATGGAACAGGAAGAATTCTGCACTGCGGTACATGCCTGTCAGGAAAAGGTTTTGGCCCGCAGCGGGCGCCGATACATGAATTCAGCGAGCGAGGAATAGTCGATGGGTATCTACAAAGACGTGATGAGCACTCTGGTTCGTGTGCTGGCAGCCGACAACATCGACAACAGCACCAAGCAAAGCTGGCAGAAGCTGATTGATGCTGATGTTCAGCGAGGCGGCAACGGCAGCTCACTGTCGCCGCGAGACAAGTTCGACTACGACTGCTGTCTTTATGCCTTGCTGCACCGCCTGCTTGAGCCTGCTGAGTGGGATGTGCTGGTGGCAAAGTACTCGACCCATAAAGCCAACAAGGTGGCAGCCATAGGCCGCCTGGTTGCGCGGATGGTGTCGCCGGCCCCGCAGCTGTTCGTTTATAAGGCCTTGACGGCGTGGGCTATCCCGAAGATGAAGGGCGTTCAGACGGCGAAGCGATCCACTGACATGATCGTGTTGCCGGCCGAATTCTACGACATGAACACCTGGGATCCTGAGGGAAAGCCGGAGTCCACGCGCCGCCGATGGCGGACCAGCATCGCCAAACGGCTGGAGCAGCTTGAGGAGTCCGCCGTTATCAGTGCCACGGACATTTTCGATAAAGAAGAGATCTTCATTGACGCCGCTTGACGTAGTGGCGGAATGATCATAAATTAGCCCCATCATGTCGATCTTGCGCGTTATGAGAGACGACAAACAAAGCCCAGCCATCGTGCTGGGCTTTTTCGTTTTCGGCTCCGCCACACCCATCGCCCCGAGCTGGGAGTGTTGTTGGAGCTGATTCAATCCTCCCTGGCCCTGCGCGGCCGAGTCCCATACTCCCTGACGGGGAGGAATCGAGATGCCCAACATGCCAGACAAACCAGACACCTGGGCGGTAGCGCTTGCGTGGTTGAGCCAGCATTCGCCAGTCTTTTATGCGGCAGCGCTTTCCTGTGCTATGGCTGTCCTGCGTATCACCTATGGTGGCGGCACGCGTCGCCAGATGCTGGTGGAGGGCGCTATCTGCGGTGGTTTGACCCTGACGATCATCAGCGGCTTGGACTTCTTCGGCCTGCCCCAGAGCATGGCTACCTTCGCCGGCGGATGGGTTGGTTTCTTGGGGGTTGAAAAGATCCGGGCCATTGCTGACCGGGTCACGGACTTCAAGCTACCGCGCCGCGGAGCGGAGTAGTCATGCCCCCAAGACCACAGCGCCCTTGCCTTGCCCAGGGCTGCCGTACCTTGACGCGTAACGCCAAGTACTGCGACGAGCATGCTCACCTGGCTACTGCACAGGCCGAGCGCCTGGCAGCGAAGAAGCGCGAGAGCAGCACACAGCGGCTCTACACCTACAAATGGCAGAAGGCGAGCAAGGGCTTCTTGGCTCGCAATCCGCTATGTGCTGAGCATGATCGCCACGGCGAGGTGGTCGCGGCCACTGAGGTGGACCACATCATCCCTCACAAGGGTGACGCGGCGATCTTCTGGAATCGAAACAACTGGCAGTCGCTGTGCCATAGCTGCCACAGCCGGAAGACGGCTCGCGAGGATGGGGGATGGGGCAACCCAAGGCGGTGACCGTGCAGAATGCCCGGAAATCAGCCTTAATGAGAATAAATCCCATTGACGGGGAGGGGGAGGGGCAAAAGTTCAGAGCCTTTGTCTTCTAGACCGTCCGCCCAGCCTTTCTTTCACGACCGCGAAATTAAAAAATCAGGAGTTGCGCGATGGGGGGCACCGCCACGGTCGCCGGCCGTGGTCGCAAACCCAAGCCGACGGCCCAGAAAAAGCTTGCGGGCAACCCTGGCAAGCGGGCTTTGAACGAGGCCGAGCCACAATTTTCCACCGTTACAAATATCGATCCGCCGGACTGGCTGAGTGAGCGGGCGTCCACGATGTGGCGGATGCTGATCCCGGAATTGCTCCGTGAACACGTCGTCGCGCTCACTGATCTGCACAACGTCGAAGCCTTCTGTACCGCCTACGACAAATGGCGGATGGCTGAAGAAGCCGTCCAGAAGTTCGGCATCGTGGTCGAGTCTGCCCAGGGCAGCCCGATGAAGAACCCGGCGCTCACCGCGGCGAACGAATCGATGCGTCAGCTGGTGACCTTTGGATCGTTGCTCGGCCTGGATCCTTCCAGCCGCACCCGAATAATCGGCGGAAACAAACAGTCGTCCACCAATGAGTTCGCTAAATTACTGAGTAGCTGATGGCCAAAACAGCCCACCCCAACGTCGACAAGGCGATGGCTTGGGCAAGGACCGTCGTTAAAGGTAAGTTTCCAGCCTGCCGCTACATCCACCAGGCGATCCAGCGACACTTCGACGATGTCGCCGCGAGTCGACTCAAGTCGTTTCCGTACAAGTTCGACCCCAAGAAGGCCGAAAAAAAGCTGAAGCTGATGCAGCTTCTGCCTCACACAAAAGGCGAGTGGGCATTCAAGCGGCAGCTGATCACCCTCGAGCCGTGGCAGCTTTTCGGGTTGGCTTGCACGTTTGGCTGGGTGAAAAAGAAAGGCGGCTATCGGCGCTTCCGGGAGAGCTACTGGGAGGTCCCGCGCAAGAACGGAAAGAGTGTCATCGCCGCCGGCGTGGGCATCGGCATGTTTGTTGCCGACAACGAGTTCGGCGCCGAAGTCTATTCCGGTGCGACTACCGAGAAACAAGCCTGGGAGGTGTTCCGCCCGGCGCGCTTGATGGTCATGCGCTCGCCGATGTTGATAGAGGCGGCTGGCATCGAGGTCAACGCCTCGAACATGAACATCCCTTCGGATTGCAGTCGCTTCGAACCCTTGATTGGTAACCCTGGCGACGGTGCGTCGCCTTCCTGCGCGATCATCGACGAATTCCACGAGCACGATAGCTCGGCGCAGTACGACACGATGCTCACGGGCATGGGCGCACGCCGACAGCCGTTGATGTTCATCATCACTACAGCTGGCGCAAACATCGAAGGGCCGTGCTACGACAAGCGGCGCCAAGTCCTGGAAATGCTCAACGGCACGGTGCCGGACCCCGAACTGTTCGGATATATCTGGACATTGGACGAGGGGGACGACTGGACCGACCCAAAGAACCTGGCCAAGGCCAATCCATGCATGGGCGTCTCGGTGTTCCAGGAATATCTGGAGAGCCAGCTGGCCCGGGCTATCCGTTCGGCCCGCTTCACCAACACGTTCAAAACTAAGCATCTCAACCTGTGGGTGAGTGCAAAGGCTGGATTCTTCAACGTAGAAACCTGGCGGTCCTGCGAGGACAAGACGCTGACCCTGGACATGTTCGAGGGGCAGGAATGCGTGCTTGGGTTCGACCTGGCGCGCAAGCTCGACATGAACTCGATGGCTCGCCTGTTCTGGCGGGTCATCGACGGCAAGACACATTACTACTCGATCGCACCGAAATTCTGGGTCCCTGAGGACACAGCCAACGACACCGACAACAGGCGGATGGCTGAGCGGTTCCAAGCGTGGATCAACACCGGACACCTGCTTACCACTGATGGCGCCGAGGTGGACTACCGCGAAATTTTGGCGGAAGCGAAGGAAGCCAACCACCTGGCGCCAGTACGCGAGTGCCCAATCGACCCCCACGGGGCCACGGGGCTCTCTCATGACCTGGACGACGAAGGGCTGAATCCCGTCACGATCACCCAGAACTACACCAACATGAGCGACCCCATGAAGGAATTGGAGGCGGCCATTACCGCCGGCCGGTTCCATCACGACGGCAATCCGATCATGACCTGGTGTATCGGTAACGTCATCGGCAAGTTTCTGCCAGGCAATGACGATGTTGTCAGGCCAATAAAGCAGGGCGACGACAACAAAATAGACGGTGCTGTGGCATTGATCATGGCGATCGGCAGGGTACTGACTTTGGCCGGCAACAACGAAGGCAATATCAGCGACTTTTTCTCAAGCCCCATTATCGTTGGATGACAGGAATACCCATGAATACAGGCCTCCTCATATTTCTGCTGGCGGCCGTGGCCGGGTTCTGCTTGATAGTTGGCGGGATTTTCGTTCTGGCCGGTTTGGGGTGGTCCCTTATTGCTGGCGGCATGGCCTGTCTGCTCGCCGCGGGCTTTATACGGAAGGGGCTGACCAGTGAATAAACCCCTAAAGTCTGTGCTTCGACAGGCGCTGTTCAAATCGGCTGAGCCTGGAATTGTGAAATCGTCGCTCGCAGGCTGGGTAGGGCGGCGAATCGGCCTTGGCGACGCGGCGTTCTGGAACGGTTACTACGGTACCGACTCGGCTTCAGGAAAAACGGTTAGCCAGCAAACCGCGTTGCAGCTGTCCACGGTATGGGCTTGCGTTCGACTCATTGCTGAAACATTGGCGACGCTGCCGATCGCCCTCTATGAAGACAAAAACGGTGTTCCGGCGGTTGCCACATCGCACCCAGTTCACCGAGTTATCAGTATCCAGCCGAACGCAGACCAAACGCCGGTTGAGTTCTGGGAATGCGTAGTGGCGAGCTTGTTGTTGAACGGCAACAGTTTTAATGAGCCACACCTGGTGGGTCGGGAACTGTCTTCGCTGGAGTTTCTGCTCCCGCAATCGGTTTCGCCCCCTAGGCGTACCAGCAGCGGGGCGATTGAGTACCGTTTCACAGACAGCGAAGGTAAGCCCCACACGCTGCTGGACGAGCAGATGATGCACACCCGCGGCTTCGGGACTGATCCCCTTTGCGGATTGAGCCCCCTCGCAATGGGGCGCAACGTCTTCGGTGCCGCCATGGCGGCAGATGAATCTGCCAGCAAAATGTTCGCCAACGGCATGAAGCTGGGCGGCGTTCTTTCAACTGACCAGATCCTGAACAAAGCACAGCGCGAAGACATCCGCGAAGACATGGCGGCGAAATTCGCGGGCGCGGTCAACACCGGCAAAACGATGGTGCTGGAGGCGGGCATGAAATATCAGCAGGTGTCGATGACGCCTGAGGATGCTCAGATGCTGCAGACACGAGCGTTCAACGTCGAGGAAATATGCCGGTGGTTTCGTGTTCCGCCCTGGATGGTTGGGCACACGTCGAACAGCACCAGTTGGGGGACGGGGATGGAGCAGCAGATGCTCGGCTTCCTCAGCTTCACTCTGTTGCCATGGATGAAGCGCATCGAACAGAGCATTAATCGTCGCTTGCTTAGGCCTGATGAGCGCCGTCGTTTCTATGCGAAGTTCAACCCCGAAGGCCTGCTTCGCGCCGATAGCGCGGCCCGCGCGGCTTTCTACAGTTCGATGACGCAGAACGGCATCTACACCCGCGACGACTGCCGCATAAAGGAGAACCTGGCGCCTCACGGCGGGAACGCCGCGAAGCTCACAGTGCAATCCAACATGCTCCCCATCGACAAGCTTGGCGAAGGTGGAGGCGATGCCCAGCAAGCGAGATCAGCGCTCATTGATTGGCTCAACGACAAGCCAAAAGGTAATTCTGAATGAACCGAAAAGACCAATCGGTGGCGGTGAAGTACCGCTCATTCGACTATGACGTGAAGGCTGTCGGCGACGACGGCCTTTTTTCTGGCTACGGTTCCGTATTCGGCGTGGTCGACAGCTACAACGAGGTCGTCGCGCCTGGCGCGTTCCTCGACTCGATCGCCGAACTCAAAGCAAAGGGCCGCACGTTGCCAGTGCTGTGGCAGCACAGGACTGGTGAGCCCATCGGCTCTTGGGCCCTGGAGTCCCTGAAAGAAGACGAACGTGGGCTTTTCGGTGACGGCGAGCTGTGGATGGCCGATGCACCGTATGCGCGGATCGCTTACCGGGGCATGAAGTCTCGTTCGATCACCGGCCTGTCCATCGGCTACTACGTGCGCGAGTCGAGCTTCGATGAGAAGACGCGCATTCGCACGCTGACCAAGCTGGACCTGGTGGAGATTTCCATCGTCACGGTCCCTGCGAACGACGAGGCACGCACCGATACCATCAAATCGAAGCTGGCCCACGGGGGACTACCTTCGATGCCCGAATTTGAGTTGCTCCTGCGCGAGGCAGGCTTCTCGAAAACTCAGTCTGCGGTGATTGCCAACCGCGGACTGCAGCATTTGCTCCGGAGCGAGTCCGAGGGCGACCTGGCAGCCAACGAAATCGTCGAGGCGCTTAAATCGCGTCCGGCGCTGGTTCTCCCTTCTTTTTGAGGATTCACCATGCATAACGTCATGAGCAACGACGCTCGCGCCGAACACCGTCAAATGCAGCGTAAGGAGCACGCTGGCGATCAAGTCCAGCTGAAGGCGGTAAATGACCTGCTCGACCAGCGCGACAAGGAAATCAAGGCGTTCGCCGAGAAGGCTAGCCAAGAGATCAAGGAGCACGGCACCATCCTGGCCGACACCAAGACCGTCCTGGACGGCTTGGTGAAAGACGGCCTCGGCTTGCAGGACCGCCTGAACGAGATCGAGCAAAAGATGGCTCGTCGTTTCGCGGCTAACGATCCGTCGGACACCAAGTCCTTTGGCGAACAACTCGCCGAGTCCGAAGGCTTCCAAAAACTGGTCAAAGAAGACCATGGCCGGGCCCGTCTGCGCCTGAAGGCCGTCACCAACATCACCAGCAGCACCTCGGGCACCGGCGGCGTAGGTGTTGGCATCCAGCCAACCCGCGTGCCGGGAATCGTTACCGACCCGGAACGTCAGTTCACCATCCGTGACCTGATCATGCCGGGTCGCACCGACTCGAACGCCATTGAGTTCGTACAGGAAACTGGCTTCCAGAACATGGCTGCCCCCCAGGCGGGCGAGGGTGCCGCCAAGGCTCAATCCGACCTGTCGTTCGGACTGGTAACCACCACCGTCAAAACCATCGCCCATTGGTTCCGCGCTTCGAAGCAGGTGCTGTCGGACATTCCCCTGCTGCAAAGCTACATCAACGGCCGTGCTATCTACGGCCTGAAGTACAAGGAAGAAGAGCAGATCCTGGCGGGCGACGGTACCGGCCAGAATCTTTTGGGCCTGATCCCTCAAGCCACCGCGTTCAATGATGCGCTGCGCAAGTCGGGTGACACCAAGATCGACACCCTGCGTCGCGCCATCCTGCAGGTTCGTGTCGCTGAATACCGCGCATCGGCCATCGCCCTGAACCCTGTGGATTGGGCAGACATTGAGCTGACCAAGGACAGCACCGGCTCCTACATCTGGGTCAACGTCCAGGAAGGCGGCGTCCAGCGCCTATGGAAATTGCCGGTGGTGGACAGCAATGCCGTTCCTGAAGGCGAATTCCTGGTGGGCGCGATGAACATCGCAGCCCAGGTGTTCGATCGTGAAGATGCGGCTGTTGAGGTCTCGACCGAAGACGGCGACAACTTCCGCACCAACATGGTCACCATCCGCGCTGAGGAGCGCCTGGCGCTGGCTGTTTACCGCCCTGAGTCCTTCGTGCACGGTGAGTTTGAAGCCCCTGCACCATAACCTCGAAGTGGAGCACGCCCGGGAAACCGGGCGTTGTGAGTCATGAGCGAAATTAAACTGCAGACGAAGAAGGGCTTTCTGAATCAGGGGGCGTATGCAAAGCGAGGTGCAACCATTACTGCTGATGAATTTCGAGCGGCAGAACTGCACCGCCTGGGCCTGGTGGAGGATTACGAAGTGAAGCAATCGCCCGAGCCTGAAAACAAGAAGGCGCCGGAGCCGCAGAACAAAGCGGCTAGCAAATCAAAAGCTAAGGCTGAGTAACCATGAGCGTGATCAACATCGACTTGGCTATGAAGCACCTTCGGGCAGAGTCTGAAGACGTGGAGGATGTCCAGTCGAAGCTTGATAGCGCGGAGAGTGCAGCTCAAAAATTCCTGCAGCGTCGTTTCTACGCCGACGCTACTGAGCTCTCGGCAGCGATTGCAGAGGTCCCGGCGACTCGACTCGCTGCCCGGGCCGCTTATGAGGCGGCGATAGCCATGGCTGAAACCGTGGAAAACTGGGATGACAGGTGTGCTGCAATAGCTGACGCCGAGTTTGCCTTCTCTGAAGCGCTTATCGCTTGCACGGCCATTGCCCGAGGTATGGTCATCAACAAGTCGATCGTCGCTGCATGCATGCTCACATTGGGTCATCTTTGGGCCAGCCGTGAGGACACTGTGACCGGCATCAACACTTCGTCGGTCATTGAGTTGCCTCATGGTTCGCGTTCGCTCCTACAGCCCGACAGAATTTCAATGGGGGTCTAAATGGCGTACCGCGAACCTGGTGCCGGAGAGCTGAACAAGCACGTGACGCTTCGGCGGCGTGACGATGTGCCGGCTGATGACATGGGCCTTGACTCGTTGTTTTCTGAGGTGAATCCACGTTGGGCGAAAATCGAGCCGGTCGGTTCGGCCATATACACGGATAGCGCCCAGACCGAGAACAAAATCACCCACCGAGTATTTCTTCGTTTCCGAACCGGGATAACTACGGCGTATGAAGTTGTTCATCAGGGGACGCTCTATCGAGTGAAGCGGGGGTTCGACATGAATGGCCGCGGTCGCTTTGTGGTGCTCGAGGTAGAGGAACTCGGCCTGATCAAGGAGAGTGGAGGCATTTATGTCTAACTCGGCCTCAATCGACGGGTACCTGCACGTCGAGGGTTTCGACAACTTCGAACGTGACGCATTCGACAAGCGCAAGATCCGCGCCGGGATGCGCAAGGTGGGCCTGCTGATCACTCAACGCGCCCAGATGAACCTGGTGCTGGGAAAGGGCCAGGATGGCTATCCGGTGAACCGCACTGGGGCCACGGTGGAGTCGGTCAGCTTCAAGGTTTCACGATCGGGATTCCTGGTTCGGATATCCCCGACGAAAACCTCGGCCATGGAAGAGTTCTACCCGGCCTATCTGCACTATGGCGTAAAGCAAGGACGCCGGCCCGGCAAGCTTGCGCCGGGGAAGGGGAAGGGTAAGAAGAACAGACGAGCAGCTGGCGCGCGCGCCAGGCTGATGGCGGAACGCGCCGCGGGCGAATGGCGCATCAAGCCACGCGACAACTACATGGCCGACGCCCTGCAAGATTCATCCTCTCAAGTTCAATCGATTCTCTCAGCCGCATTTGCCGCCGCCCTGGGCTGATCACTGACCCAACGGACCCACGCATGAAACTGAACCCGATCGTTGCCCAACTGCGGCAGACGTGCCCGACCTTTGCTGGCCGCGTATCCGGTGGCATCGACTGGGATGCCGTTGTCGAAAGCGCCAAGCTTGCTTTGCCGGCCGCCTATGTCATCGCCACCGCAGACGCGGCGGATCCGAGTAAAGCGCAGAACAGGATCCTGCAGAACATCACCGACCAGTTCAACGTGGTGATCGTGCTGGATGCCTCAGACGAGCGCGGACAAGAGGATAGCGACCTGCTACACGACATCCGCGCCGAGCTGTGGCGCGCCCTGGTCGGCTGGGAGCCTGGGGCCGAGTACAGCCCCATCGAATATGGCAAAGGCGCGCTGCTGCACATCAGCCGCGCCCGGGTCGTCTACCAATTCACCTTTTTCTCGGAATTCCAGCTCGGCCGAAACCTGCCGACCGATCCGCCCGAGACCTGGCAAGAGGCCTCGCTGGACGGCCTGCCGGGTTTCACCGGAGCAAATTTCAACATGGACTGCATCGACCCGGCAGACCCCAACCTGCAACGACCCGGCCCGGACGGGCGCATCGAAGCACATTTCACTGGAGACGTAACACCATGACCAATCGCATCACTGTGGTGCCGGCCTCTGGCCGTTCTGTGCCCGACCCGGAGGCCAGCGACTTGTTGCCGGCAGAAGGCCGTGAAGTTCCAGACAACGCCTGGTGGCGCCGGCGCCTGGCCGACGGCGATGTCACCCTGAAAGCCGAAAAGGCCCAATCCACCAAAGCCGGCGCGCCGGCGAAAGCTGAGGAAGCGCAATAATGGCTATCGGATTCAGCAACATCCCGGCCGATATCCGGGTGCCGCTGTTCTACGCGGAGATGGATAACTCGGCGGCCAACAGCGCCTCGTCGGCCATGCGCCGACTGATCGTCGCCCAGGTCAACGATGACGCCACCAGCGAGAGCATCGGCCAACTGGTGCTGGTATCCAGCGTTGCGCTGGCAAAGAGCATCGGTGGCCAGGGCTCCATGCTTGCCGCGATGTACGACACCTGGCGCAAGGTCGACCCGATTGGCGAAATCTGGTGCCTTCCGTTGCAGGACGACACCGGCGTGGTGGCAACTGCGACGATCACCATCACCGGTACGGCCACCGAGGCGGGCCTGCTGAACCTGTACGTCGGGGGCGTTCGAGTGCAGTCTGTTGTCACCTCTGGCGCGACGCCGACGGTGGCGGCGGCTGCGCTGGCTGTGAAGATCAACGCGACGCCAGACCTGCCCGTCACCGCTGCGGCCGTTGCCGGCGTTGTCACGCTGACCTGCAAGTGGACCGGCGAAAGCGGCAACGACATCAGCATCCTCATGAATCGCCTGGGCAAGTCCAATGGCGAAATGACGCCGGCCGGGCTGACCGTGGTAGCCACCGCAATGACCGGCGGCGTTGGCGTGCCGGACCAGATCGATGCCACCGCTGCGTTGGGCGATGAGCCTTTCGAATTCCTGTGCATGCCATGGTCTGACACCACCAGCCTGAACGCCTGGAAGGATGCAATGGACGACAACACCGGTCGTTGGTCCTGGGCCAAGCAATTGTTCGGGCATGTGTACTGCGCCAAACGTGGCACCCTCGGTACCCTGGTGGCCGCCGGCCAGGCACGCAACGACCAGCACGTCACGATCCAGGCTGTTGAAACGGGTGTGCCGCAGCCGGTGTGGGTGCAGGCCGCTGCCCTGGCGGCCCGCACAGCGGTGTTCATCTCGGCGGATGCCAGTCGGCCAACCCAAAGCGGTAGCCTGCCAGGCCTGGACCCGGCGCCGGCCAGCGAGCGGTTCACCCTGACTGAGCGGCAATCGCTGCTGACCTATGGGCTGGCCACGGCCTACTACGAAGGCGGATACGTGCGCATCCAGCGCTCGGTCACGACATACCAGAAGAACGCCTACGGCCAGGCGGATAACTCCTACCTGGACAGCGAGACCATGCACCAGTCGGCGTTCATCATCCGCCGGATGCGCAGTGTGATCACCAGCAAATACGGTCGCCACAAGCTGGCCAGCGACGGTACCCGTTTCGGTGACGGCCAGCCGATTGTCACGCCGGCGGTAATCCGCGGCGAACTGATCGCGCAATACGCCAAGCTCGAGCTGGAAGGTCATGTGGAGAACGCCGAGCTGTTCGCGCAGCACCTGGTGGTGGAGCGTGATACACAGGACCCGAGCCGGGTAAACGTGCTGTTCCCGCCTGACTACATCAACGGGTTGCGTATCTTCGCATTGCTCAACCAGTTCCGCCTGCAGTACGACGAGGCGGCGTAATTCCGACCCACGACACCCAGCCCGCCTAGCGCGGGCTTTTTCATTCTGGAGATACAGACCATGGGTCAAAAAGTAGCAGGCACGGTTTACGTCAAGGTGGACGGCGAACAGCTGACCATCACCGGTGGCGCCGAAGCGCCGTTGATGGATAAGAAACGGGAAACGATTTACCCCGGCTTTTTCAAGGAAGAAGAACTGGCCGCGTACCTGAAGATGACGGCAGTACATACCCCGAACTTCCCGATCAAGGCTCTCACCAACGGCCGTGACATGACCATTACCTGTGAGTTCAGCAACGGATCGGTCTATGTGCTGGCCGGTGCGTACCTGGTCGACGAGCCTTCTTCGAAGGGTGACGACGGCACCATTGAACTGCAATTCGACGGCATCAAAGGGAGCTGGCAATGAGTCATGTACAGAAACTTCAGGTTGCGATCGAGGCTCACGGCGAGCCGGTGACCGAGCTCACCTTGCGCCGGCCAACCGTGCAGGAAGTCCGGACGATCAAGGCTCTGCCGTACAAGATCGACAAGAACGAAGAAGTCAGCCTGGATATGGACGTCGCAGCCAAGTACATCGCGGTCTGCGCCGCCATCCCGCCGTCGTCGGTCAACCAGCTGGACCTGGCCGACCTCAACGCACTGAGCTGGGCCGTCGCCAGTTTTTTCATGAGTGCGGCGTCGCAGCCATCGGCGACCTGATTGCAGCCGCTTACGACCTGGCCTGGTTCTGGAAGGTTGACCCTGAACAGATGATGACCAGGCCATTGGATGTGCTCCGCGAATCCCTGGAGCACGCCCAACGAATTAACGCAGCCCAGCAGGTGCAGTGATGGCGGACAAGTTCCAGCTCAAGGCGTTGATCACCGGCGTCGACAAGCTGTCGCCGACGCTCGCCGGGATCCGCAAGAACGTTGCGGGTTTCCGCAAGCAGATGAACAGCTCCGGCCTCGGCAACATCGGCTTCAAGGATCTGATTCAGGGCGGTGCGTTTGCCGCACCATTTATTGCCGGCGCGAAAGCGGCGATGGAATTCGAGACGGCCATGGCCGACGTGAAGAAGGTAGTCACGTTCGAAACTCCCCAGCAGTTCCAGCAGATGGGCCAGGATGTCCTGGACATGTCTGAGCGCCTGCCGATGGCTGCCAATGGAATCGCCGCCATTGTCGCGGCGGGTGGCCAGGCCGGCTTCGCCGCCGGCGAGCTCAAGCAGTTCGCCGAAGACGCGGTAAAGATGGGCATTGCCTTCGACCAGACAGCCGAGCAGTCGGGCGACATGATGGCGAAGTGGCGGACGTCCTTCAAACTGACCCAGCCTGAAGTCGTTGCGCTGGCTGACAAGATCAACTACCTCAGCAACGTGGGGCCGTCCTCAGCGGCACAGATTTCTGACATCGTGACCCGCATCGGCCCGCTCGGTGCTATTGCCGGGTTGGCGTCGGGGCAGATCGCGGCGATGGGTGCCACCCTGGCAGGTGTTGGGGTGCCCAGCGAGGTGGCCGCCACGGGCATGAAGAACTTCATGCTGGCGCTGACAAAGGGCGGTTCTGCCACGAAGCAACAGGCCCAGGCCTTCAAATCCCTGCGCCTGGATGTGAAGCAAGTCGCCAAGAGCATGCAGAAGGACGCCCAGGGCACCATCGAAGACGTTCTGGGGCGCATTGCCAAGGTAGACCCGGCCAAGCAGGCGGGGCTGTTGACTGAGTTGTTTGGTACAGAATCGGTGTCAGCGATTGCGCCGTTGCTCACGAACCTCGATCTGTTGAAGAAGAGCTTCGCCGCGGTGGGCACCGAAGGAAAGTTTACTGGCTCCATGGAAGCTGAATTCACCGCCCGGTCCAAGACCACCGCAAACGCCATGCAGCTGCTGACCAACAAGGTCACGCGGCTGGGCGTGGAGGTGGGCAGTGCGTTGCTACCGCCATTCAACGACGTCATGACCCTGGTGGGTCCGCTGGTTTCCGGGCTGTCATCGCTGGCGGCCGAGCACCCTGGCTTGATCAAGGGTGTGCTGGGCGCCGCGCTGGCCTATGGCGTGTTGAGGGTGGCTGTTACTGCGTCTATGTGGGCCATGAAGCTGTTCGACGGCGTGACGAAAAAGTCGATCGTCGGGCTCGTTGTTCAGGGCATTGCGCTGGCGGCCGGACTGCTGATTGCCAACTGGTCCACCGTGGCTCCGTTCTTTCAGAAGATCTGGGCAGTGATCGAAGGACCGGTGCTTAAGGCGTGGGATCTCTTCAAGTCATTTGCCGACTGGGGGCCCATTGCATCCATCAGGGAAAACTGGGACCCGCTCACTGATTTGTTCGCCGCGACCTGGAATCTTCTGATGGCGCTGTCCACGCCGGTAATGGACTACCTAAAGACCATGTTCGACTGGTCGCCGCTGGGCATGATCATCAATAACTGGGAACCGATCACGGCGTGGTTCAAGCAGTTGTGGGAGAAGCTCAGGCCCATCATCGAGCCGATCATGCAGTGGTTCGGCGGCGGGGAGGGCGGCGAAGGGATCATCCAAACCGCCACCAACAAGGTGAACGCCTTCACTGAAGCCCAGCAGAAGCGCAACGCCGGCGCCGGCGGTGGCACCGGTGAGCTTCTGCTGGCTGATGCCGCGCAGTCTGCCCAGGCGCGTCAGGCGATGAACAACCAGGCATTCGGCATCAACAACAACCAGCTGTTGCAGCAGACGGCCGCCAACAACGCGCAGAAGCTCAACGGTGAACTCAACATCAACCTGAACGGCGCCCCACCGGGCACCACCATCGAACGCCCGAAAACCAATCAGCCTGGGCTGAACATCAAACCAAACGTCGGTACCCGTACCGTCGGCGTCATGAAGGGGTAAGGCATGGCACGCACATGGCGCGATGACCTGCTGCCGGCGTCGTTTCGTGGGATCAGCTTTCTGATCCCTCAGACGTCGGTACCGGTCGGGCTCAAAGGTCAGCTTCACGAATACCCCCAGCGGGATGAGCCGTTCTTTGAACAGCTCGGCAAGCAGGCCCAGGTCCACACGATGACGGCCTGGGTGATCGGCGACGATTGCTTCGAGCGGCGCGACAAGTTGCTCGAGGCGCTGCAAAAGCCTGGCCCGGGAGAGCTGGTCCATCCTTGGCTTGGGCGCATGCAGGTCAAGGTGGGCGATTGCAAGTTGTCTCACGAGCTGACCGCCGGCGGTATGGTGAGCCTGGAACTGACGTTTTATCCGGACAAGCCGCTGACCTTTCCGACCGCCAAGGTCAATAGCCAGCAGCAGGTGGTGAAGGCCTCCGACAGTCTGCTGGACTCGGCCCTGGCCCGGTACAAGGCGGCAATGTCGAAAGTCGATCAGGCCAGGCTTGGCCTGATCCGGTTGCGCAACAGCCTGTCGAACGTCTACTCGGTGATTCAGCAGCAGTTCGCACCCTTCGTTGGCGTGTTCACCAACCTGTCGGGCTTCGTTCAGTCGTTGATGAACGCGCCTGACGCGCTGTCGTCGCTGTTCACCAGCTACTTCAATGACTTTTCGGTACAGGACAGTGCTTTCTCCGACACCAGCAACGGCTACCGAAACGCGATAGCCACGGCTACCCAGCAAGCGGAGGCGGTGACCAGAATCAATACCGTCCCGCAGGTGGGCGGTGTCGACTCGGTGGCGGCATCACAGGCCGCCGCCAACCTGGTGCAGGACGCGCTGTTGGTCCAGGTCGCGCTGATCATCAGCGAAATGCCGATCGCATCACAGCCCGTGGCCACAAGCTCGACCCCGTCGGTTGAGCAGCAGGCGGTATTGACTGTGGTGCTCCCTGAGGTGCCAGTCGCTGACGATGTGATCGAGCTGCGCGATGGTTTGGATGAGGCCATCTATCAGGCCTCGCTCAAGGCCGATCCAGCCCATTACGTGGTGCTGAACACGTTGCGTCAAGCCCTGGTTAAGCACCTCACGGCCGTGGCCGAGTCCGGCGTCAGGCTGGTGGACATCACCCCGCCGGAAACCATGTCGGCGCTGGTGCTGGCGTACCGGCGCTTTGGTGATGCCACGCGCTCGACCGAGGTGGTCCAGCGCAACAGGATCCGGCACCCGGGCTTCATTCCGGCGATGCCGATCAAAATAGCCCAGAGGTAACCCATGGCCGAAGATCAAAACACCGTCAGCCTTACCGTTGACGGTTTGGATTACTCCGGCTGGAAGTCGGTGGAAATCACCGCCGGCTTGGAGGATCAGGCCCGCTCGTTCTCCCTCAGCATTACCTGGCAGTGGCCCGGCCAGAACGTGTCGGTGCCCATTCGCCAGGGCGCCAAGTGCCATGTGCGTATCGGCGATGACCTGGTGCTGACCGGCTGGGTGTTCTCGTCGCCGATTGACTACACCCACGATCAGATCACGACCACCATCAGCGGCCGGTCGTTGACGGCTGACCTGGTGGATTGTGCCGCGGTGAACCAGCCGGGCCAGTGGAATAACCAGAGCGTGCTGACAATCGTCAAGGCGCTGGCGGCGCCCTACGGGATTGCTGTGCGTAGTGAGATTCCCGAAGGGGCGAAGCTGTCGGACCATACGATAGAGCCGGGGGAGACGGCATTCGAGTCGATCGATCGGCTGCTGACGCTGTTCCGGGTGTTCTCAACCGACGATGCCCGGGGAATGGCCGTGCTGGCGCGTCCTGGCAGCGAAGGCCGGGCCTTCGATCATCTGGAGGTGGGCAAGAATATCCTCACCGGTAGCGCGGCGCTGGATTTCTCCGGCGTGTTTTCCGAATACCGGGTGCTCGGACAAAAGAGTGGAACGGACGATGAGTTCGGCGAGGCGGCTGCCGAGGTGTCGGCGGTGCTCACCGACGACCGGACGACCCGCAAGCGGGTGCTGATCATTCAGGAGTCCGGCCAACTGACCGCTGAGCTTGCCCAGGCCCGGGCCAACTGGGAGCGCGGTACCCGCATGGGCAAGGCGCTGGCGACCACCTACACCGTCCAGGGCTGGCGACAAACCAACGGCGCGTTGTGGAAGCACAATACCCTGGTGCGGGTGATCGACCCGATCATTGGGTTTGACCGGGTGATGCTCATTGCCCGCGTCACGTACACCCTGACGGACCAGGGCATGGTCACCAAGCTTGAGGTGGGGCCGCCCGACGGCTTCGAGCCGGAGCCACAGGACCCGCACAAGCACCGCAAGTTGAAGAAGGGCGGCAAGGCCGACAACTTCGAATACCTGATTCCTGCCGATTACGAGCCCAAACAATGACCGTGAAAAATATGCTGGCCCGCGGCACCGTGGTGCTCGTGGACGCCCTGAAGAAAATGCAGTCCCTGCAGATGCGATTGACTGCCGGCGAGTTGAAGGACAACGCCGAGCATTTCGAGGCCTATGGCTTCACCAGCAACCCCCTGACCGGCGCCGAGGTGCTGACCGCCTTCATCGGTGGCGACCGCTCCCACGCGGTGGTGCTGGTCGCCGCTGATCGCCGGTACCGCATCCAGGCAATGCAGCCAGGCGAGGTGGCGATCTATACCGACGAGGGCGACCGGATCCACTTCAAGCGTGGCCGGATCATCGATATCGAGACCGGGACGCTGAATATCAAGGCGTCCGGTTCTGTGAACTTTGAAACGCCGACCATCACCCAGACGGGGCAGATCGTTTCCCAGGGCGACCAGGTGGCGGGCGGCATCAGCCAGATCAATCACGTCCACACCAACACGCAACCGGGCACCGGCCAAAGCGGCGTGCCTGCGGCAGGTGGCTGATGAGTACTCAAAGCGCCGTAGAGTCGGCGCTGATTCGTGCTGTGATCATCAGCCTGTACACCTGGCGCCGGGCGGAAACAGACGATCCGGTAGACGACGATGAACTGTACGGCTGGTGGGGTGACAGCTATCCGTCCATCGCCGATGACCGGATTGGTTCGCGTCTGTGGTTGCTGCGCCGGGTCAAGCTGACCGACGCCACCCAGCGGGATGCAGAGTTCTATGCAGGTGAGGCCCTTCGGTGGTTGATCGATGACGGGCAGGTCCTGGACATCGCCATCAGCAGCACCCGGGCAGACACCAATCGGTTGAACCTCAGCGTGGTCTTGACCATCCCGGACGGCAGTCGCCTGGAAATCCCATCCACCCCTTCTTGGCAGGTGATCTATGCCGTTTGAAACGCCTTCGCTGCCGGTGCTGGTCGACCGTACCCAGAGTGACCTGGCCAGCGACTCCCTGCGTCGCTCTGATGCCCAGGTGCTGGCCAGAACACTCGCCGGTACCGCCTATGGCCTGTACGGCTACCTGAACTGGATTGCCGAGCAGATCCTGCCAGACCGGGCAGATGAAGAAACGCTGGAGCGAATTGCGCTGCTGCGTCTGTCTCAGCCAAGAAACCCGGCACAACCTGCGTCAGGCGCCGTGTCCTTTGTTGCGGTGGCTGGCGCTGTAATGGATGCCGAAACCGTGCTGCAGGCCGGAGACGGCCGAACCTACCGGCTGACCGCCAGCGTCACCACCGTTGCAGGGCTCAATACCGGAGCGGTGGAGGCGGTGGACGCCGGCACCCTTGGCAACGCCGACGGCGGTTTGCAACTGACCCTGGTGCAGCCAGTCGCCGGTGTGACCAACAGCTTCACAGTGCTGGCGCCTGGACTGACGGGCGGCATCGCTCAGGAGAGTATTGAATCGCTGCGCGCCCGGGTGATTCGTTCCTACCGTCTGGTCCCCCATGGTGGTTCCGCGGCCGATTATGAAACCTGGGCGCTTGAGGTTCCAGGCGTCACGCGGGCCTGGTGCCGTGGAAATTACCTTGGCCCAGGCACCGTTGGCTTGTTCGTCATGCGCGACGGCGACGCCGAACCGGTACCGAACCCGGCGCAACTGGCAGAGGTTAAAGCCTACATTGAGCCGTTGCGCCCGGTGACTGCTGAGCTTTATGTGCTGGCCCCCGTGGAGGTGCCCGTGAACTACAGCATTCACCCTGTACCGGACACCACCGCAGTGCGCGCCGCCATCCAGGCTCAGTTGATCGATCTGCACGACCGCGAAGCGGGCCTGGGCGAAACCTTGCTGCTCACGCACATCGCCCAGGCGATCAGCGGTTCGGCGGGCGAAACGGACCATGACCTGGTTTCACCGACCGCCGATGTGCCGGCCGACACCAATGAGCTGCTGACCTTCGGGGGTATCACATGGCTGTAGCCCGAACGGCCGATCAGTATCGGCGCCAACTGAGCGGCCTGTTGCCGGCCGGCCCTGCCTGGGACCCTGAACTGGTCCCGGAAGTCGCTTTGATTCTTTCCGGCGTGTCGCTGGAGTTTGCTCGGCTCGATGCCAGGGCAGTCGACCTCCTCAACGAGATGGACCCCGCCGGCGTCAGTGAGCTGGTGCCTGATTGGGAAGCCATCATGGGCTTGCCAGATCCATGCCTTGGCCTTAACCCCGCCTTTGAAGACAGGCGCCTGGCGGTTCGCCGCCGGTTGATCGAGGTCGGCGGACAGAGCCTGTCCTACTTCATCGACATCGCGGTCAGCCAAGGCTACCCCGATGCCACCATTACAGAACATCGAACGCCACGTATGGGGCGTTCCCGTTTTGGCGTGGCGAGATTCGGTACCTGGAACGCTCAGTTCATGTGGACGCTGAACACTGGAGGCCGCCAGCGGCAAGGCCGGCGCTTCGGCGCTAGCTATTGGGGCGAGCGGTTCGGGGTGAACCCCGGCAATCCGCTCGAGTGCCAGATCCGACGTGCCGCTCCGGCGCACACCGTAGTGCAAATAAATTACAACTGAGGGATAACGCGTGGACTTTCCGAAAAGTGTACCGAGCGTTGGGCTTGTCGATGGGAAATTTGTAGATGAGGATGAGGTTGCTGGCACGCCTGGTTCCTTGATTCCTGCGCAGTGGGGGAACTCCGTTACCGATGAAATTCTGAATGTCATTACCTCTGCCGGCCTCACGCCGGATGAAGATAACGATACGCAGCTCCTTACAGCGATCATTGCCAAGATCAATGGCGCAATCCCGGCATCTCCGGCAGATGCCTCGACAACGGTCAAAGGTCTGGTTGAGCTGGCTACAAACGCCGAGACCCAAGCAGGTACGGATGCGGTTCGTGCTGTCACACCAGCCGGCCTGGCTTCTAGGGTTGCCAGTGATACAGCTGTTGGCCTGGTTGAACTGGCTACCAGCGCAGAAACCCAAGCAGGTACAGATACGGTTCGCGCTGTCACTCCTGCCGGGCTGGCATCTAAGGTCGCCAGTGATACAGCTCAAGGCCTGGTCGAGCTGGCCACGAATGCGGAGACGCAAACTGGCACGGACGCAACGCGGGCCGTCACTCCCGCAGGATTGGCGTCTCGTACTGCCACTGAAAGCCGCGCTGGCGTGATTGCGATTGCTACTCAGGGCGGTGTTAGCGCTGGAACTGACGACGCTGCCGCTGTGACTTCGCTAAAGCTTGCCACACGCCTGCAGTCAGTCGTCCAATTGCCGTACGGGTTTCTCTCTGGGTTCGCGCTGAGCAATAACGCAGCCACCCCCAACACAGTAATCGATGTAGGGCCAGGTAGTTGTTCGAGCGCTGCGGCTAGTGTGATGATCTCTAGCAGCACAACTATCAGCGGCACACTTCAATCGTCCGGGAGTTGGGCTGCTGGGTCCGGTCAGAACAAACTTGATACAGGCGCCCGTGCCCCTGGCACCTGGTATCACGCATTCGCAATCCGGAAAGTATCTGACGGATCTGCAGACATTCTGTTCAGCTTGTCCGCGACAGCTCCAACCATGCCATCTGGTTATGCTGGCTTCCGTCGTGTCGGTTCCTTCAAGACCGATTCCGGCGGCCCCATCACCACCTTTACAATGGATGTCTTTTCCGGGCGCCGGGTTTATCGCTGGGGCACTCCAATTATGGATGTCTCCGCAGCGACCTTGGGTACTACGGCGAGCAACTACACCATGTCTGCGCCGCCTGGCGTGAACGTCCGTGTTGACCTGAACACTTTTGCATATGCAAACAACGCGATGGTCTACTTCAGCTGCCCCGACGAGGCGAACCTGCTGCCAGCAAATACCGGCGGTTGGTCTGGATTCACTTGTGGTTTTGGTGTGGTTACCGATGCAGCTACCGACGCTGGCGGGTTTCAGTTGAGTATAAAAACCAACACCTCCGCGCAAATACGCGCCCGCGCCAACGTCACAGTGACGATGTCGATTCTTAACATCGGCTGGGAGGAGTAATTCATGCCGTACGTTCAACGTGACGAAACTGGTGTTGTGATCGGAAGGTTTGCAAATGCCCAGCCCGGGTGCGCCGAAGAATGGCTTGATGACTCTTCGCCGGAACTTGCCCCGAAAGGGCCAACAAAGGAAGAAGTAGAAGCTGCGAGACTCCGGGCTTATGCGCATCCTGTAACGGGCAGTGACCGATATATTGCTGAAGCGTATGCCGAACGAGCCGCCGGAAATGAAGAAGCAGCGCAGAGGACCGACGCCGAAATGATCAAGCGTCGTGAAGAAATTAAACTTGAATACCCGTGGCCGGAGGATGCGCAATGAGCAAAATCGTCTTTGCGGGGCACAGCATTGTCAAGGGTACCGATTACGGCGGCGTCACCAGGACCGACACGTTCGCCTACAAGATCGGTACGGCCGCGGGATATGCTTCCGCCGACATCTATATCAAGGGCGTTTCGGGAGACACGTCTGCTGGCCTTTTGGCGAGGCTCCAGGCCGACGTTATCGGGCTGGCTCCGGATGTATGCGTGATTATGATCGGCGCGAACGATTGGTCTACCGGTGTTTCTGTTGCAACATTCACTGCCAATCTACGACTCATTGCGAGCAAGGTTATCGGAGCCGGCATCAAGCTGGTACTGATGACCGACAACATGAACCGCGGATCTGTGGCTGAGTTTGTATCGCTCGGAACTTATGAGGACGCAATCAGGAAAGTATCGGTTGAGTACAATTGCCCTCTTGTCGATATCTTCAGCAGAATGTGCTTCAAGGCCTTGTGCAACGACTACACCCAGTACTATGCCGGAACCACCGATAAGATTCACTTCAGTATCGCCGGGCATACATGGGCTGCGCAGGTTTCAAGCGAGACAAGCCCAAAGGATGCTTTCGTTAAAGTGACTTCTACTCCGCCTGTAGTTGTTACTGAACCGACCGCTCAGGACGTTCAAGATCTGTCTGTTGCGATTTCTGACTATTTGATCAATGGACAACTTACAAGCGACCTGAGTGTTATTGAGCAAATAAGGTCGAGATTCCCGTAACGCTGGAGTCAGTTCGCTCGTTCATATCAAATCGGACGGCACTTTATATTCGCCCGCCATTGTGCGGGCTTTTTTCGTCTGGAGAAAGCTTCATGACTGTATCCGAAAAGGACCGCGACATCTTGGCTCGCACGCTGTGGGGCGAGGCCCGCGGCGAAGGTCTGGCAGGCCAGATCGCTGTGGCCTGGACCGTCCGCAACCGGGTGGAAGATGGCCGGGCCAAGTCCTGGTGGGGCGAGGGCTATGCCGGCGTCTGCCAGGCGCCGTACCAGTTCAGTTGCTGGAACAAAAACGACCAGAACTATCCCTATCTCAGTGGCGCCAAGCCGATCCCGCCGAAGCAGTTCGAGCAGGCTCGGCGGGCGGCGGACCTGGTAATTTCCGGCGCCGAGCCAGACTCCACCAAGGGGGCGACCCACTACTACGCCACGACCATGCCCAAGGTCCCGGCGTGGGCCGCCAAGGCAACCCAGACCCTGCGCCTGGGCAATCACTTGTTCTTCAGGGACGTGCCATGAACTCGATCCTGCTGCGAATCCTGCCTTATATGGCGGCGCTGGCCATTGTTGCCGGTGCGCTGTTTGGCGCGTACCACCACGGTCTGTCAGTGAAGGACGCCGAGTGGCAGGCCAAGTGGTCGGATCGCGATACCCGGGACGCCGAGGCCCGGGCCGCAAATGAGTCTGCCGCCCGTGTGCGCGAGCAGGCCTACCAACATTCAATCGACAAGGCGGTTCAAGATGGGCAACGCACGATCGATCAACTCACTGCTGATGCCGCTGCTGCTCGTGTTTCTTCTGACGGCCTGCGTGGGGCAGCGGACGCCCTTGCCGCTCGACTCGCAGCCAGTCAAGCCGGCGGCAATTCCTGCACTGCCGCCACAAGCCAGGCAGCTACCCGTGCCGTCCTGGTGTTTGCCGACGTGCTCAAGCGCGCTGACCAAAGAGCGGGAGACCTGGCGGGATATGCTGATCAAAGCCGGAGCCGAGGAGTGACGTGCGAGACGGCTTTTGACGCGCTGGGGAAATAGCTGTCACCACTGCGCCATGACTTCGTCAAGCCGGTCCTTGCGAAGCTGTTCCCACTTTCTGGCGGTCACCGGATCCGTGTAGTTTCCGCTGCTGTCTCTGGAAAGGCTGTCTTGTGGTAGACCTGCCTCGAATTCTTCGCGGAACTGGTCATATGGGTCTTCACCGTTGGCGATGACCCTGCATAAATCAGAAAACAGCTTTTTAATGAACTGCATGTTTCGCTCCTTTGGTCTTCCATGGCTGGCCAAGACGGCATTATTGCAGACTCGGCGTGTTTTTATCGTCGGTGAATTGTTGTTCGAGACTTCGCTCTCCATGCTGTAAGCGAATAGACGATCAGCGGGATGGCTGTCGGCCGCCTATCGGCAACTTTTCGCCGCCATCGCTCCCTATAACATACTGTTGTTTTGAACAGTGTAGAGCTAGGAAATGCGATTCATCATCACCCGGCGCCGGGTTCTTGGTGTGGCCATCCCGAAGGAAAAGCTGAGGACCGCCGAGACTGTGCGCGGCGACATCATAATCAGCGAATGCCTTGATCCCGATTTCGGCCGGTCCGTGTTCAGCGCGCATATTTTCAAAACGTACCCAGGCCCTGACGTCATCCCTCCATTGATCGATGTGAAGATGACGGGCATGGCCCATAACGGAATGAACCTGACCGGTGTGGAGAAGATCGGCGATACATTTTATGCGCAGTCGTGGTGGTGTCGTACTGAGTAGTGGATTGTGTTCGGTCGGCAGGACGCCGATGAGATGGGCAAATCTTCCCCAAAACGCAACCGTTTGGGCCAATGTTTATTGGATTGTGAAGACTCGTAAAAAGAGGTGTTTTTATGAGGCAAAAATCAGCTCAAGGCCTTGATTTAAAAGGCCTTGTTTGCTTCCTATAAGGCATCCCAGGCTTTGATGCCGAAAAGGTGCAACGTTTTGCTTGAATCGGTCAAGGAACTGCCCCCTTTGCAGGTGCTGGGAATAAAAGGTGAAGGATTATGCCATGACCGGACGGCTGTGGGAGCGAGGCTTGCCCGCGATGAGCGATGACGCGGTTTTCTGGTGGACCGAGGTGTTTCCGTCGCGAGCAAGCTTTGCTCCCACAGTCTTACTCCCACAGCTTGCTTGCTAAAGAGTTGCTGCGACATAAGTGCAACGGTCGGGCCCATATTAACCGGCTAATGTGGCACTTCAGGGGCAAGCTGTTGCTGGATGTGTGTAGTTGGCATTGCAAGGCCGGCCTAGCCTTATGATGGTGCAGTTCGCCGCCTATCATCTGATTTGAGGTACGCCCTTGGGACTTGTCGTCACGCAGAATCTGGTCACGGTTGACCATGCCGTCAGAGAGCACCTGATCACCACCGCTGACGGTAATCCCAAAACGGATATTCGGGAATGCGGGCTCAAGGTGACGTCCGTCTTTACGCGAATCAAGGTTTCGGCAAAGAAAAGCCGTAATCGGAAAATCAGCGTGATCGGCGATAACTGCCCGCTCCTGTATGCGCTAAAGGGCAAGGATGGACTCACGACCAATATCACCTCCATCAAACGGTTGGTGGAGAGCGGTAGCGAAATTCTGACGGTGATCGCGGAGCAAACGCAAGCCGATACGGTGGTATACATGCCGTCGGGCTACAGTTTGAGTAGGATTATCGCGTCGCGATGTGCGTCGATGTTTGAAGCTCAATTGGCTCATGACGTGTTCGTGAAGTCGACCAAGCTTGACGCCTACGACATGATTCGAAAGGCCGAAGACAATGGTGATATCAGCATGGAGGAGCGCAAGAGGCTTCAGTTCAGGTTAAAGACGGCTGACGGGTTCCCGCTGAAGGTGATTCCAGTCAAGTATCGGCATCTGTTCACACCGATTCAACGCAATCCCGCGTTCAATGGCAACTTAATAGGGCGCGTCGTGATGGTTGATGATCTCTTAGCGACGGGACGGACGCTCAGCGTGGCCAAAGAGATCGTCCAGGCGATGAATGGTGTTTCTTCAGTGGAGGCCGTTTGCCTGTTCAGCGACGTGTGATGCTTTACAAGATATGCCCCCTTCGTTAGCATTGGCCGCGAGTGTGCATGAGCCTCCCCGCTCGTTAAATCCAGATGAGGCCCGCGTAGCACCGCCCATGGTCAACCTGTAAAAGGTAAGTAATGGGATGGTTAGGCAGCGGCTAACCCCTCAACCTTGATGGTTGTTGATGCTCCATGAGGGCCTTTTGGCCCTACATATTCTTGAAGCCGAGCGAAAGTTCGGCTTTTTCTTGTCTGTCTTTTACATTCAAATGTCAGATTCAGGATCGACTCAGTTCGGGGCGCTGGCGGACGTGCTGAGTGTCGCTGCTGCCGGGGTGAGCGAATCGTTTCCCGGGCGAGGCTGAACTTCATCGCTGCCGGCTCGACGTGTTCAACGACTCCGCCGAAGCCTCTTGTCTGAGCAGACAGATAGTCGTCTGTCAGACGCACCGAAGTTTCCGACAAGTTTTTAAGGTTGTCCGTCGGAAGCGAGGGCTCTAGCCTCTGGGTGTCGCTGCCAATTCAGCGACCGGACGTGAGAATCCGAACTTTCCCTAGGAGCACATACTTCTGCGCTATTAAGTGCAAGGTTTCCAATCCTTCAGCTCTAGGTAGCAGTTCATGATCAAAGAATCTCAAACTTCACCCAAACCAGCCTCCACCTTCCCCTACGGCGACTACGCCCCCGAAAAGCTGCAAGAAGCTGCTGATCGTGCGCTGGATCATTACCTCAAGCCTGACGACGGCGAGTCAGCCGCTGAATCCTCTACGCAGTTGTTCATTGTGGCGGACAGTATCGACACCGAAATTCTGCTAGCCAACCTCAGCGAAACCCTGGCCTCGGCCAATGCCATGCTGAGTGACCTGGCCTTCGAGTTGGCCGGCTCGCGGCGGCATGTGGCGTTGGGGGTGGTGCAGATGATCGAGTTGGGGGCACTGCTGGCGGACAAGGCTTTGGACCGGGTAGAGGTTCGGGCCTGATGCAATAAGTGCCAGCCTCATCGCGAGCAGGCTCGCTCCCACAGTGGATTTGTGTCGTTCACAAATATGCCATTCGACACCAAGCCCCTGTGGCGAGGGAGCTTGCTCCCGCTGGGGTGCGAAGCGCCCCTAAAAACTGACAACCCGGTGTGTCAGGCAGATTGAGTTGACTGCTTTGGGGGCCGCTGCGCAGCCCAGCGAGAGCAAGCTCTCTTGCCACCACAGCGCTTATGCGTGTGCTTCTTCCCGCTCCGGCACCAATTTCACTTCCACTCTCTGGCCCAGAGCACGAGCTGCGCTGGCAAGCGTTGCCAGCGTCATTCCTGCATCGTTCTGATCGAGCGCACGATCAACTGCGGTGCGACTGGTGTGCATCCGCTCTGCCAAGGCTTTTTTGGTGACTTTCTGAAGCTTCATTGCCTCGGCAATCTGCCAGGAAATAACGCGTTTGAGCGCCGCAGCGGAAACCTCTTCGGCAATGCCTTGCTCGGCGAGGAAGTCATCAAAATCAGATCCAATATGCTTGTTCAT